GCCAAGGGTACTCATGCTCGTGGTGGTAACTACCACAAGAACCTGTTGGCAGGTTCGGACAAGCTCGAGCGTATTCAGAAGATAGCAGGTGCGGCACGGACATGGCACTACGAGAACACATTGCCTTGGACGGACAAGGGCGCACGCCTGTTGCCAATGAAAAGCTTTTTTGATTACAAGCAAACTCTTAACAACTTTGAGAATCAATTTACGCAAGCTGTTAATGACTTCTGCATAGAGTATCCGCAACTGGTATCAAAATCTGCGTTCACGCTTGGCGGTCTGTTTGATCGTGACGAGTACCCTGATGTTGAGAAGGTGCGTGTCAAGTTCGGCTTTAAGTATTCGTTTAGCCCTGTGCCTGAAGCGGGTGACTTCCGAGTTGATGTGGAAGAAGAAGCACTCAACGAACTCAAGGAGCAGTACGAGTCGCTGTACAAAAAGAAGTTAGATGATGCGATGCAAGACACATGGCAACGACTACACGATGTGCTGACACACATGAGCGAGAAGTTAAGTTTTGTAGACGATGCCGTTGACGAGCAGGGTAACAAGGTCAAGCGCTCACCGTTCCACGCCACGACCATCACTAACGCAGTGGAGTTGTGTGGGTTGCTTACTAAGTTGAACATCACTAACGACCCGAAGCTTGAGCAAGCACGACAGAACCTAGAGCGTGCGTTGGTTGGTATTGATGTCGACACAGTGAAAGAGAGCCAAGAGATTCGCCACAGCGTCAAGGCGAAGGTGGATGCCATACTGGATATGTTTGGAGATTGAGATGAAAGGGAATTGGGACGTCCCTCTGTTTGAGGTGTTGTTCACTGCGGAGCGTGTCGATGGTAGCAAATTAAAAGGTGCGCTCAACAGGCGATGGAAGTACAGACCAAGAACGAAAGAGGTATGGATGAACGAAATAGCTTGTCGGTATGTTCGAAGGTACAAACCACTTGCCGCTTTTGCAGACGAACTTAGAATCAAGATACGGAATAAGTATGGGTTGAGTAAACCTTTCTATAACTGCTTTCCCCATTCTGCTAACTCTATCGGGTATTTAGTGGTGGATGAGCAAGTGGGTAGGGTCAGAGCAACAGGGTATAAGGGTTATGGTATGGATACTCCCGTATCAATACTCGAAGCCGCAGAGTATCGCAAAAAGAAGTTAGAAGTTCTGTTATCAAAGAAACACAACTTAACCCCTAAGCAGTTAGAAGCATGGATCTTAACAACTGAATCAACCAAACTTTTATCGGAGCTACAACATGAACGCAAACGCAAATACCACACAATTAAACGCTTCCCTATCCGCGACTACACCGGATACACCAACGAATAAACTTGGGTTCGGTGATAACAAAGTAGCTGTACCTGAATCTACAGAAGATGTTATTGGATTACTAGCCCGCATCATGGCGTCCGCTATTAACAACTCAGTAGATATAGATAACGCCAAGCTAGCATTGAACGCCGCAACCCGAATCATTGAGGCACAACAAGCAGACACACGGATGAAGGCACTTGCTATTGCGTCTAACCGTATGGTCACTAAAGCTAAAGGATGGGCATTGATTGACGCATCACCCAAAGATGTTACTGAAGTTAAAGAGGAGGAGTAACCATGCCAGAGATGAGATATGTACAGCTACATGTAAACGGGTACGACCTTATATTCCCGAAGGAGGTAGGCATGAAGTTGTTTGATGCCTTGGTCAATGGGGATGAAGCCTATCGCAGGGAGTATGACTGGAATACGAAACAAGAATGGGTAGAGCCAGTGGATGTAGGCAATATACGGGTGTCTATGGTTCAGTCTGGTAGTTTCGCAGTGATGAAGATTATTGGTGCTAACAAGATACAAGAGCGTATCGCAGAAGGGGAGAGAAAAGATGCTGAAGCTAAACGGGTCTACTGAAGAAGATATTATTCCTCAGTTGCGGGTGCTGTACACCGCACTCAAGGACAAGACCATAACGGATGTAGACAATGTACTTATAGTAAGTTACGCCCCACACAGCATACGCAAGGAGTGTGGGATTCTTAAGTTCTTTGATAGCAGGTTTGCTAGTGACCAAGACAAGCCTGTTGTGATGATTAGGTACATGCCGTCCTATGTACGCAACAAAGACTATGAGTATGTGATTTGGTCTAAGCGTATCAAGAACGAGAAGTATGCGTACTACAACGATGACTACCACACACGAGCCTCAGTTGATCCGAAGAAGGCATTGAAGATAGCCCTAGAACACCTCAAGCCTTTCTCTTGGTACGAGATTGGTAAAGCGACTCAGGAAAAAGCTAAGCGAGCACAAGAAGGGTGGGTAAGTGAGAAGTCTCAGTCAGCGTATGTTTTTAATATGAACCACACTACAGTTTATGAAGAACTTAAGAACTTACTGCAGCAGAATGTGCGATTCATTACACCAGACTTCAGACAAGCGGTTCAGCAGATGGGTGAGTATGCAGAGTGGGAGAAGCGCAAGCTAAAAACAAGCAAGGGAATGATGCGGTGTTTAGTTGAGGACAACGGTAAGTTCTACCTGACAGACAGCGCCAAAACCTCTGCTAAGGAGTTCGAAAGCTTTGAGGCATTGCCTGAGCATTACCAAACCAAGGTGTCGTTGATGCGCATAGTGGGTGATGAACAGTTCTTACCGGAGATTGGGTACAAGGCAGATGGGCGTACCTTCTGGATATACGATTAGTTGACACTGATAATACTAGCTTTTATACTCGTACCACTTTCAATAATCATAATAGGAGAAAGAGTGAATGAACAAAAGATAAGGGTACAAGTAGAGCATGTAGGTAATGGTATGTGGGTTGGGTGTACAAGTGGCGTTTCTTTTGGAAGTGCTACATCGTTGTTGTTCCCATACATGCCCGCACTGATAGCACCGAAGGTAGTCCTACTACGCACAGCAGGTAGAGATGTAGTAATTAAAGGTGTAGGACGCCAAGCATTACCAAATGTTTTTTATGTAGTAACAACCCCGTCCGAATGGACACAACTTATAAAGGAAGCAGACCATGAGAGCAGCACGAGGTTCACGAATCAAAGCAGTGTATAACGCAGTTATTGCAAACCCATACAGTAAGACTAGTGAGGTTGCCACATTTTTAAATATGAGCAGTGCTAACGCATCCCATGTCCTTTGCAAACTGTATAAGCAAGGTAAAGTAGGGCGTAAGAAATGCAGGTACTACGCCAAACAGAAAGCTAATACACCTGCTGTTAAACCAACACAACTTGAACTGGAGTTACCGATGTCACAAGAAAGACCTGTCGTAGAAGCACCCGAAGTTGACCTGTACTCATCACGGGTAATTACACTGAGCAAGGAAGTACATGACCTGCAGGTAAAGTTGTTAGACCAAGCAGCGGTTATTAAGTACTTAGAACAGCGCTTAGGAGTTACTCGTGGGTGACGAGGACTTGCGGGACTTGTTTGCGTTTGGCGCAATGATTTCAAAAACATGGATGTCTGGTAAAGAAGACATTGACGCAAGAAAATGTTACGCCATAGCAGACGCAATGATCGAAGCTAAGTACGCAGAACCTGAACCTGAAGAAGGTATCACAGCAATTAAACCGAAGCGTAAACCAAGGAGCACTACATGAAGAAGTTTTTTATTGCATCATGTCTGACATTATTTATTAGCCCAACATTCGCAGCTACGAAGTGTGTGCCTGATGGTAAGGGAGGCTTATGCTGTTGGGACACTACCGTAGAAGGTCCGTTCAAACCCTTGTCTTGCATGTGAGGAAGCTATGGCAGCAACCCCTGAAGCGAAAGTAAAAGCTAGAGTCATTAAGCAGTTAAAGGAGATGGGTGTGTATTACTTCTCACCTGTTACCGGCGGCTACGGTCGTTCGGGGGTTCCTGATATAGTTGCTTGCGTTGGAGGTAAGTTCGTGGGTATCGAATGTAAGGCAGGTAAGGGTGTCACCACTGCGCTACAGGAAAAGAACTTAGCAGAGATACGCTTGAACGGTGGCACAGCTTTGATTATCAACGAGGACAATGCCGATAGTCTCTCAGCAATCTTAAAAATAATGGACATGAAATATGCAAAGTAAATCAGCACTGGAAGAAGCGAAAGAGATTATCTACGGTGACAGGGAGAACACTTACGGACATCCTGCAAAGAACTTGTATGTAATCTCGAAGATGTGGCAAGCGTACCTATACTCTAAGGACATCACCTGCCACTTAACTCCGCAAGATGTAGCCGCTATGATGGTGCTTTTAAAAGTAGCAAGGTTTGGTAATGATCCTGCGCACAGGGATTCTGTGGTGGACGGTATCGGATACTTTGCTTTGATTGATCGTATTAACGCACCCAATGAAGGAACACCTAATGAGTAATGTCACACATCTAGCTAATCTCATAGAAACTGTTAAGGACAAGTTCAGTCTTGATGACACGGACATTCAGATCCTAGGAGTCATGAGTGAGAAGTGGGATGAAGGTAGGGATGTGCGTGTAACTGACCTGACCTTGAAGTTTGGCAAGACCGTTGCATCCCCTGCGAGTATTCACTACCGGCTTACAAAAGACTTGGTTGATCTGAAACTGATTAAGCTACAGCAAAGCGAGGAAGATGCGCGAGTCAAGTTTGTGGTTAAAGGCACTAAGTTCGATGCGCTTGAGGAGTACCTAGGAGGGATACTGTGAAGGCAACACTGGAAGAACAACTACGCACTTTATTTGGCAATAGACTAAGAGAGGCAGAAGAGTATGAACAACGGACTAAAACTGATACTAGCAAGGATGGAAACGAACCCCGAGGAGTTTGTGGACAAGTACAAGTGGAGGCATCTAGTAGAAAATGATTGGCCTATGTTTACCGAAGAAGAGCAGAACGCATACAAAACTAAGCTGCGTGAGATTCTCATAGACCGATTCTCTGAAGAAGTTTTAAAGACTTTGATGGAAGAGGATGACGCCAAACCTACCCTGAAATACAAAGCGTCTGATAGGTATGCTACTGGGTGGACAGATGCGAGGGCGCCGACAGGTATATCTTTAACTGCAACACAAGTAGCTATGGCAAGTAAGTTGGGTATACCCCTTTCGGATTACGCCAAAGAATTATTAAAGAAAGGAATTTAAAATGATTACAAAACTACTTAGACGGTTCTGTTCACCCGAAGTGGAGATGTTGCTTAAACACTTGGAAGAACACCCTGAAGATTTTACTGAAACTGTATTAGATAAAACACAATGGTCAAGATTATTAAGGCAGGTGGAACTAAAGGGTACGCTTGTCGAACAGGTAGTACTCAGAGAAGTCAAGCACAAATCATTTAAGAAAGCTGAACGTGCCGCACTACTTGGTGCGATTGTTAAACAGACCATAGCGCCTGAAGAAGAGGTTGACAATGGGGTTATGTATGTAGGTACAGGTGTAGGCAACCCCGCTCAGATAGCAGCGCAACATCAGTTACAACTGCATAAGCTATATCAACAACAGATGGCGATGAACGCAGCACAGGGGATTACCTATGGCGGTTTACAACAAGGTCTGGGGAATATGTTAGGTTCGCCTACGTCTACAACCACAACCACATCTACATACACACAACCATGATATACTGTAGACTCATAATACGTTTTAGGAGTCTATGGTGAGCGCAAAACAGACAGAGCATTCTTTTTGGGCAAAAGTAAATGTTGGATCATCTAACGATTGCTGGGATTGGGGCGGCTCTTGCAACAATACTGGGTACGGCACTGTAGCTTGGAACGGTGGAAAGTACACAGCACATAGAGTTGCCGCATGGCTTACAAAGCTAGTAGGCTCCCCATCCGCCCCAAAATCTAAAAGAGACAAAACTCATGTATTGCACATATGCGATAACCGTAAGTGCTGCAACCCAAAACACTTTTTTCTAGGCAATTACTCGGATAACCAAAAAGACGCGTATACCAAGCATCGAAGGGCGCAGCCTACAGGAGCAGCACACACTAACGCAAAACTTACGGACAAGCAGGTATCCCAAATACGTAAACGATATTCTCAAGGAGAGTTACAAATGCCTTTAGCAAAAGAATTTGGCGTAAGTCAGAGAGTTATAAGCCTCATAGTTCGAAGGGAGTCTTACAAATGAATTTAATTACTGTCGATATGGAGACATACTTCAGTACAGAGTTCTCGCTTACTAAGATGACGACTGAAGAGTATGTGCGTGACGATAGGTTCGAGGTGGTGGGCGTTGCTGTTAAGGTCAACGAGGAAAAGACCCGTTGGTTTACTGGAGACTTTGAGCAGACTAAGTCTTGGCTTGAGCAGTTCGATTGGGCTAACTCGTTTGTACTGGCACACAACATGCAGTTCGATGGGGCTATCTTGTCGTGGTTGTTTAAGGTGAAGGCTAAGGTGTGGCTCGATACGCTGTG